GATGATCGAAACCCACGAAAGATGAACGTGGAAATAGTTGTTTTACGCCTGTCATTGTTTTTCTCCTTTTTCAAGCAAGAACAGTATGAGACCAGATTATCTGCATCTCAATTTTATTTATAAGACTTTTATTAATTTATTGGGTCTACTCTGATATTCAGTTTAATTTTATCACCAACTTTATACCTACTCTTTAGTGTTTTAAGAGTATAAAGATGGCCTTGATACATATAGTCTACTGAATATCCAGCCTGCACCATTTCTTGAGCAGTTTCATAATTAGTTACACAACGAAGTTCTTCATGATATTCACGAGTTTGAACTCTATTACCACGATTATTATCAGCAGAAATTATTCCGCCTAAAATAGCACCGGCAGCAGCACCGCGGTCATTACCACTTACGCCTTTACCGAGCAATCCACCAATAATCATACCGCCAAGAACATCTCCACCAGTTGCACCACCATTATCGTAGTATCCAATGCGCGGGACTCTTACAGTAGTGCATGATTCATATGGAACACGGGTTTGTTGCCATACCCAGTTTTCTGTTACAGAGGTAACAGTAGCATATGCTTGCTGATAACCGCCTGGACGTTGTGGGCCAGCATTTGCGCATCCAGATACAAAGATTGTAGTCATAGCAGTAAGTGCTATAATAGTTTTTTTCATAACATTTCTCCAATTTCTAAGTATATTATACAACAATACTGGCCAATTGTAAACAGTTTTTTTTAGCTATTGCCAATATTATATTTGGGACATAATTCCCAATTAGATTTATCTTTATGAGAAATAATTTTAATTTGACGTAATGGAGCTATATTTTGTGCTTTTTCTGGTTTTGTAATAGAAACTAAACCCCAGTCAGAAAGTAGTGTTGCAATTGTATTACGTCTTTGAATATCATTTTCCATCAAATTAGATGGTTTTGAATCGAGCAAAAAGAGCTCTTTAAAATGCACAATAAAGTATCTACCTTGTTTGTGTAGTATATGGCATGACTGAAATAATTTGCAATCTTTACGTGAAGCTACGCCGATACGAGTTAATGTCTCTCTTACTTTCAAAAAGTCATCAGGCTCGTTCAATGTGACTTCCAGCATAGAAGCAGGTGACCAGTCATGAATTTGATTATTATTATTATTTTCCACCTTTGAACATCCTCTTTTTCAATTCATTTATTTGTTCATTAGAAAGTAGAGAAAGAACTTGGCGGGCTTTTTCATTACTATAGCCATAATATTCTTTCACTACACTTAAAGCATCAGGATCAGTATTTTTTGCCCACTTGCTGAAACGTTTACGCTTTCTAACAATATTTATAAGAAAATCAAATTGAAGACGATTGTCAAGGTGATGATACTTATTCATTTCATTTGCATAAAGAATAGTATCTTGAAAATAAGAAAGACCACGGTTGACCATAAAAGGATTATAATCATCCTCAGCAATATCGTCAACCATAATGTCTTTTTTAGAATAGTTAATTGAGTTAAGGTAATCAAAGAATGTCATAATATAAGTACCTTACTTTATAGGTTTTGTGCTTGTTCTTTAGTCAATGTGTTATGATTGATATGTTCAAGCTCTTTATAGAGAATAGGAACAGTACGATGACCTTGTTCAACTACAAAGTTTTTAGCATTTGTATCTTGTTCGATGTTCACTTCTTCGTATTGTACACCCCACGAATCAAGCTGATTCTTTAGTTTTACGCAATAAGAACAATTATTTTTTGAGTACATTGTTAGCATTATTTAAACTCCACGTTTGCCATAATTTCAGTCATACAAGCTACGACATTAAGTTCATGGTCTGCTACAAAAGCATTTTTGTATTGATAGTCAGCCAGAATCAAAACAACTTGAGGAATTGACTGTGGTACTATATATTCATTCATAGAATCATATAATTTACGAAAGATTGCTTGTGGTTCAGTATCAATATTATTTACAACCCACTGACGCATCGATTTGAAATCTTTGCTTTTCAGAGAAGTCATAAGTGTTTTAATATTGGTATCATTTAGATCTACAAGCATTCCTGCGTCAATTTTACCAGATACAGAATAACGTTGCATTTCATTTAGAACACGCCGCCAATCTGGAAAGTGTTTGGTAATCAATTGTGCTACAGCATCTGGAACAAATTTTACGTTTTCTTGTTCAAGAATTTCAGTAGCACGTTTGAAAAATTGGCCAGCCAATTCGGGCTTTTGATTGTTTGGAATAGCAAATTCATAAACCGAACAGCGAGAGTGGAGAGGCTCGATGATACGATTTTTAAAGTTACAAGTTAGAATGAATCGACAATTATTCGCAAACTCTTCAATAAAGCCACGAAGGGCTGGCTGAGTTGATTGCGGATTAAGATAATCAGCCTCATCAAGGATAACAACTTTGTACCCTCCATGAAGAGAAACAGTAGAGGCAAACTGTTTTACTTTATTCCGCAATGTATCGATGTTTCCCTCTTCCGAACCATTAACCAGAATGTAATCTAGGTCGAGCTCATTACACAAAGCTCGAGCAATGGTGGTCTTACCTACACCGGCAGTACCAGTGAAAAGCATATTAGGCAATTCACCAGTAGCAATAATCTGCCTAAATGTTTCCTTGAGGGACAAAGGAAGAATAGCTTGTTCAACAGTGCGAGGACGGTAGCGTTCTACCCATAGAAAATCAGACATTCACTTACTCCATGATTTAGTAGTTATATTATATAGCAATTAGACTGATTTGTACACTACGAAGTGATTGATTCATATAATTCTTCAATTTCCTCACGTTCTTGTTGAAATTGTGCAAAGTTCTGTTTATGAAACATTGTTGCTAATTTATTTAGATATTTCTTTTCAATATCTACTTTATCTGAAAGATCGTCAATAATATTCTTTTGAAGATCTTTTTCTGCTTCTGCTCGAACAGCCGAATTAGACCATTCTTTCAAAGCAGACACAATAACTTCACGATCATTAGGATTATTCACTACCATTTTTAGAGCATTCTCCAATTTAAGTTTTTCATAATATTGTGTAGATGATTGTTCAATCATAATTATTCGAATTCTCCACCATCAGCTGGATCTTCTACTTTTTTCTTAGCTCGAGTCTTTTTAGGAGCTGGAGCTGATTCTTCTACTTCTTGAACTGCGTCCGTCTGGGCTTGTTGTTCTTGCGCAGCTTTAACAAAAGCTGAAAATTTATCATAAGTACGTCCAACAAAAGACATTTCACTTGCTTTAAATGCACCACGTTCTGTAGCGCTATTAAAAATGCGCAGTGCGTTCATTAGGTCTTCTACACCTAGTTCGATATCTTGTTCACTCATATTAGCCTCCAAAGGTTGAGTTCTTTTCAAGAGCCACCCAATATTCAATAGGTGTATTCTTAGCTTTAAAATTAGAAATTAGTTTATTTGAAATTGAAACTTCGTAGTCATCATTAACAAATTTAAAATTGCCAATATTGAAAACGAAATTGCATGCTACATCATTACCAACTGATTCATCTAGATCAATCTCGTAAGAATTAGATGTAGAATCCTTAGTATCAGTTACGATCAATTGTGGTGTAGTGTCAGGTGAACATTTGATTACGCAATCAGTAACACCCAATGCACTTGCTGCTCGACGAATGTTAGACATATCTTCAGCAGTAAGAGTAAATGTAACATCACACGGTGGCATTACAACATCTTTACTTGGTGTAGTCAAAATAGAAGGTTCAGAAAAGAAATACTTTACTGCTCGTTTACCTTCAGTTACACGAACCGATTTGAACTCATTGTCAAATAATAGATCAGGATCGTCAAACATATTAACAACGCCAAGGAATTCATTTAAATCATAAATCCCAATTTGCGCGGGAATATCTTCAGTAATTGTAGCTAAAGACATAATTGTTTTTGATTCAGACATTGTTTTCACAGTATTGCCAGGATTCAAAACAACATTTGAATTAATACCAGCAAAGTTTTTTAATGTTGAAAGAGTTTCATCACTTAGTTTCATTATTTATTTCCCATTACTTTTTTAGAAGCGCTATCCCATTCTTCAGGAGTAGCATCATCAATTGATTCTCCAGTAAATGTTACTGTACTCATAGAATTGTTGTTAAGATCTACTGAGATAGTAGTATTATAATCCATATTTGACACATTGTACATACTTTCATTGCCAAAAGTGAGAGTATCGCTTAAATTAATATCGAAATCAGTTTCGCGAATTTCTGGATTATCTAAATCGTGTTGATTCAGAGCAATCAATGCATAATGTAAAATCTTCATTAAATCTTTACGATTTGCTCCATCTTTTTTACCATAGCGTTGGGTGTACTTAAGTACATTGCCCAAAGCAAATCCCATACCATGCCCACAATCAATAATAAACTCAGTTGATTGAAACTGATTTTTAGAATAGTGTCCATCATAAGTTGAATCAATATATTCTTGGAGCTCTTGAATTAGAGCTCCTTCGTTAAATTTATAATCAACCATTAAGGGCTGCCTCCAAAATATCATTAAGAGATGTATCGGACTCACTAATCGATATCTCTGAGGATTGAACATCTACTTTCGTATACAAATCAATAAAGGCTTCTTTTGTATCTTCGTCAAAACGATTTACACAAAGTTCAATAGCCTTTTGGCGGTCACCAAAAATTGAAAAGCTTTGAACGATATGGCAAAGGCGACGTGTAGAAATAATCTCATCTACACCACCATCTTCAAAAGTTTTACGAATTGTTTCACTCCATACGGTAAGTAGTTCAGCAAAATCTTTATCTACACAATCAAATTTTTCCATGTGTTTTACAACAATTTTGCGCTCAATTGAAGATGTAGGATAGGGTTGCTCGAGGGTGATTGTAAAGCGCTCAAGGAAAGCTTCATCGATAATAGTTGCTGCAATAAAGCGACCATCATCC